AAAAAGAGCACAGGCCTCCGGGTTTACTGGAAGCCTGTGCAAAGGTTGCTCACCACCTTGGAGAGCTAGTTTCAGTTAAGCCGAGGTGTCGAACAGACGACCTTGGAACTGAGCACCCGAGCAGGTCAGGTTGCCAGCCCACGCCAGGATTTGAACTTCAGCGTCCTGGTTGATGGCATAACGACGATCCGGCGACAGTGCGACCATGTTGCGGTCACGGTGCGGACGCCACGAGATGTATTTGGTGTTGAGGAAGAACGCGGTCTTCGACGGGCATGCACCACCGATACCGCCGTCCAGCACAACGTCAGCGTCCATGAACTTGATGGTCGGGAAGCCGAGGTTGGCAGTTGCCGGGTCAGTGAAGCGTTGTTGCGGTTGCAGCGAGCCCATGTAGTACGACCACATGACGTTGTCCATCACGATCAGGTCAGGACGGTCGCTACCACGAACCAGCTTGGCCCACAGAGCGTTCATGTACGTCTGGATGTTGCTCGACGAGATAGCAGCGCCGCCGTCAGTGTTAGCGTCGAACGTGCCGTTCTGCCAGAAGCTCCACGATGCGCGGTTGATGCCGCCGTAGGTGCCGCTGGTGGGATCTTCTGCAACAGCAGCGTCCAGGCCGGTGACTTCTTTGCCGCCGTTGCCGGTGCCGTCAGAGTAGATCGAGGTCGACAGTTGGTTGGCCATCGTCGATTCAGCGACGTTGATGCGAGCTTCCATAAGGTCGATCATGGCTTCGCGGCCGCTGTTCTGGAGTTGCTCCAGGCCAGAGATCACGACAGGCACGGCGAACTGCTTGATTTGGAACTCGGCAGCGCTGATAACGTCAGCAGCAGCAACCGGCAACAGGTCGTAACCCGAGTAGAAGCCGGCGTTCGGGTTTTCTGCGAACGACAGTTCTTCCAGGATGACGTTACCGCCGGAGAAGGTGCGAACCTTACCGCGCTGATTCAGACGAGCCAGGATGGCGTTGTTTTTGGTTACGTTATCCGCAATGGTGCGGCTACGCGATTGGATGGTCGTTGCGACGATGTCGCTAACCGACGGGTTTGCAAAAGACATGGTGAACTCCTAAAGGGAAAGACAAAAAGGGTATGGCTTGCGCCAGGTTCTCTTTGGCTGTCGTTTTCTTTGGAGTCCGGCGACAGGTGGCTCGATGTGAGTCCTGCGTAGCGGTGGCTCTCTTGCTAGACAACCTCGGGTGCTACTGAGTGACCGACGGATGGGCCGCGGGGGCTTCGCATTCGGCTATGGGGTCGTTATATCAGCGGCTTGCACTGATATCAACGGGTGGGAAAATCATAAACAGAAAGCCCGGCCGAAGCCGGGCATTTTTTATCGACCTTGGTTGGCCCATGCGTTCTCTAGCACCGACCGAATATCGCCCCCGCCAGATCCCGAAGGCCCAGGAGTTGGAGCTCCTCCGACTGAGACGGAGGCTGCACGGGCACGCTGTGCGACTTGATTGCGCGACGCAGCCTGAGATGCTTGATCACGCTTCGCAAAGATCTTCCCGATCTCAGGATGGGAACGGCACGCACGGTCATAGGCCTCCTCTAGCGACATCTCACGGCCGCGCTTGCTGGCCATCTCGATCAGGTCTGCCATGTCGTCTTTGACGTCCATGGCGAACTCGTGGTTAGCCAGGAAGCCCTGTACCTCAGTGCCGGCTGCCTGTTGCTGCATCACTTCCTGCTGCTGCTTCTGCTGCTGGATCTCGTTCATGAACTGGCGCACCGGAGCAATCTCTTGCTCGAGTTGCCGGCGAATAGCCGCTTCGCGGGGATCCTCTTTCGGCGTCTGACCGACGAGCGCCTGGTCGAGCGCCTCGACAAAGCCCGGGCCGAATCGACCGACGCCAAACTGCTGGATCAGGCCAGACATCAAGCTGGCGAGCTCTGGCGCGGTGCCGGTGCGCAGACGGGCTGCCGTGCTCATCAGGTTATCGATGGCTTGCAACGGGCTGGCGTTTTCGGCCTTGATGAACATCTCGTAGGGCTGGATCGTCTTCATAACGGCGTCAGCGAAACGGCGCTGTTCTGCCGTCTCCTGCATGGCCACGGCGAACTCACGCTCGCGACGGACGATCTCTTGCTTCACCTCTGCCGGTACGGCTGCCCAGTGCTCGCGGGTCTCCGGCTTCCACGACTGCGGCGCACGGTCTTCGCGGGCTTGCTTCGGCTCCGACTTCGGGCCGGCTTGCATGCCCTCTTCCGGCTTCTTCGCAAACTTGCCAAGTTGATCGCGCAGGCGCTCCTCCCGAGGAGCTTGTGACTCCTCGGGGTTTGCGCTCTCTGCTTGAGCCGGCTCGTTTGAAGGCTCTGAGGGAGTGCTAGCCGGCTCTAGTGCCTCGGGGGTGGACGAGGTCTCTTGCGCCGAAGCCTCCGGTGCGGAGGTTTCGACTTGTTCTACTGCTTCTTCGAGGGAGTCTCGAATGCTCAAGGTGGTGTCAGACATGATTTTTCCTTATGGTTTATTGGTACTGCTCTTCTTCTTGCGCGGCGCGGAGCGCAGCGGCCAAACCAAGGCCGCCAGCACCTACGCCAGCCAGAATGTTCGTTGAGTCTTTTTTCGCTGGGTTGAACGCGGCGAAGCGAGAGCGAATGGCCGTCGGGTCAAAGACAACCATGTTGTCTGCAAGTCCTACGTCATCGCTGACGCCGTGGCTGTGTGGCCCGCGATCACGAACTTCTAGGATGTGCAATCCCTTATCCTTCTCTGCACGCGAGATCTGAGCAAGCGTGTTCGTGTCACTGAAGTCGTCGTATAGCTTGTCCATGTATTCGCTCACGGCACTATCAGTTCCGTTTGAGTGACGAACAACAGTGTCTGGATCAATCCTGTTCCAGTTGCGGCCACCCGCATCGACTTCGCCAAAGCCTTTGGTTCGCACCATCAAAGGCATGACGTTTCCACCGCCGACCGAATTGGCGTAGGTGTTCGCCAATTCTGGGTCTTTGGTGAGCCAAGAGCCAGTCTCTGACCGCGCACCAGTGCCGGCGTCGGGATTGAACTCTGTGATGTCTTTCTTTGTGCCGTGATATGCGTCCTCAAACCCCATGGCTCGAGCACGATCCATAGCCGTGTTGTTTTCCGGCAGGCCAAGCAGGCGCACGCCCTCTTTGCGGGCTTCTTCAAACTCTGCTGCGCGAGGCGCTGCTGGGTTGCGCAGTGCTTCAGCGATTGGATTCCCGTTGCGCTCGAGAATCGCTGCCCAATCTCCTTTGTCGAAGCGGGCGATCAGCTTGTTCAGCGGGACGCCGGTTGCTTCTTCAAAGTATTTCGGGTCATACGGGTACTGAGCCAGACGTTCTTCTGGCGTCATCTTCATTCGTGCTTGCGTCAGCCGAGCTTCTGCTTCGCCGCCGAGTTGCCGATATGCGTCGTATGGGTCAATTTGCGCTTTTGGCACAAGCTCAGATAGCTTGTAGTCCATGGCCTCGTCATACATCTGACGATATTTTTCGTATTTCGCCTTGTCTCCAGACGCTTTTGCGGCGTCCATTGACTTTACGATTGCGCTCATCTGTTTGTTGACTTGTGAAATCTCTTCGCCAGCAAGCATTGCCTCTTTTGCAAATGTGTCTGGGCTTCCACCACGAGCGAATCCTTCGTTACCTTGAATTGCATGCTGAAGTTCGTGCAGCACTGTCGACTTGCCTTCGTCTCCAAGACCCTGTTTTTGGCTTAAAACAATCAGATCTTCGCCAATGGCGTTTTTTCCAAGGCTTCCATTAAAGCCGGGGATAGTCGACGGGTGTGCGTAGTTAAATCTGGTGCTTTCAAAAATGTCCGGATAAGCGTCAGACGCTTTGCCATGAGATACGGCAGAGCCAAGCGAAACATCCCTATCTATTGGAAACATCTTGAATTTCGCATCGGCATCAGGGATCTCGCTGCGAGCCATCTTGTCCCACGGCGCAACGCCGTAGCCTGTTTCTTTCCAAACTTTTGCCGCATCCTCGCCAGCATCAATGCGCTTCAGTGCTTCTGCGGCTTGTACTGCATCCCAAGTCTTCGATCCTTTGCCGACAAACGTGCCTGCAAGCGCGGGAACAAACGGCAAGACGCCCACGCCATTCAGAGCAGCACCAGTCCAGTCGCCTTCCTTGGCCGAGCGCAGCGCTTCGACAGCGGCTTGGATGTCGCCAGCGCCGGGAGTAAATCCGATGGCGGCGTTGACTGCCGCGTTGTCGTACATCTCCTTGCCAGCCTTGCGCAGTAGTTCTGGCAAGCCACCGGATTTGAGGTCTGCCTCGCGTCCAGCGAGCTCGGCTTTAGCTGCTTTTGGCAGGAACTGTTCTTTTGGTAATGGCATATCAACTCCGGCGCAGTTTTTCCATTGCGCGAGCGACGTCAGCGCGTGAAATCGAGCCGCCGTTCTGGCGGTAGTTGTTGCGAGCTTCGATCTGCTTCGTCCACTGACTCTTGAAGTCGTCGGTTGTCGTCAGACCGGTGCGCTTCATAAACTCACGATGTTTTGTGCGAGTTGAAATATCTGTCCCATCTGGAGCTCGCAAACCGTCGTAGTGGCCATCGCCAATGATGTTGTGACTGTTGCGTGAAGGCGCCTGATACTCATCGGTAACTTCGATAAGTTCACCGTTTATCTGTACGAATCGACGTTTAGCCATGGTTTGCAAACTCCCCTCTGTACTTGTTGCGTGCCTCGTGCGCGACTAGAGCTGCAAGCTCTTTGTCGCCGTAGTAGCCGATGCACTTTTGCTTCCCCTTTACGCGCAGCGCCACGCGCCACTTCTGGTACGGCGCGTACCACGAGACATTCTTGACGCCGCTCTTGTTGACCTTTGATGTCCGCACGTTCTTGTTGTTGTCGGCTTGCGAACACGCTCTCAAATTCTCAATGCGATTGTCAGATCGATTGCCGTTTATGTGGTCGACAGTCTCAGGAACTTCGCCAGTAAACATCGTGTAAACGATCCGGTGCGCGTACATCTGCCGGCCAGCAATGAAGACGTTTACATAGCCATTTGTGCCGACAGACCCAGCAAGCAAATCGCGACGTCGACCGGGCGCAGGCTGCGTCCAGTACAGCTTTCCGTCTCGGTACTCGAATAGTTCGTGAAGTTGGTCTTTAGTCAGCATCACAGTCACAAATTCATCAGAATGGCCTCGAGATCCTCGTCGTCTGTGTCGACAGGAGCAGGCCCGCGCATCATCGTGTCGATCATTCTCGCCACTGCGGGGTCAATAGGTAAAGCGGTGGGAATAAACAGCGCCTCGGGATCGGGCTCGTAGATCTCTTCGATCTCGGCCACGACCTCGGGCTCTTTCTCCCATTCGCGCTTGTAGTGGAATTGCGGTGCCCAGCCGCCGCCCTTCTGCACACCCTTCGGCCCGCTGAAGTTGCCGCGGGCGATGTCTTCGTTTTCGAGGATCTCGCCCGACAGGAAGACGGTGATGCTGCTGTCGTTCTCGACAATGTCTTCGCCTTCGACCGGATTGCCATAGACGGGGTAAATCAGCGAGACGGTGCCGTAGGTTTCGTCGGCACCTTCTGTGATCGTGCCGACCAGCAGCGAGATGTTGTTGATCCCGCCGAGAACAATGTCTTGGCCTTCGGTGATGTCACCCGACACCGGCGTGATCGTCGATACCTGGCCGGTGACGACATCAGGGTTTTCGTAGATGTCGCCGCTGACTGCCTGAGATGCAAGGATCTCGGCCTCGGTTATGTCCTCGCCTTCGGTGACGTCTCCGACCAGATGGTTGAAGACGTTGATCTCGGCGTTCGCGAGATCCTGTCCTTCGGTGATCAGCCCGCCGATCGGGTTACAGATGGCGATACCGCCGTCTGTGATGTCCTGCGCCTCGGTGATTGCACCGGAGGCGTAGTTGATGACGCTAACCGCACCAGAAGTGACATCCGGCCCTTCTGTGATGTTGCCGGACAGTTCGATGATGACAGTGTCCCACTTACTGTCATCCCATATACCTGTCCCCCAGTAGGCCGGAGCGGTCATGACTTATGCGTCGCCTTCGGTGATCGTCAGGGCGGTGATGTCCAGCGTCATGCCGGTGGTCAGATCGTCCTCGGTCAGACGGATTTCACCGGTGCCGCCGACTTGCGAGCAGGTGAAGTCAGCGACCCACGAGCCGCCCGAGTTCGTGATACGAGCCCAGGTACATTGGCCGTTGGCGAGCACGGTAGTGTTCGACGGATCGGTGAAGGTCAGCACGCCACCCGAGACGACGCCGGCCGGAGAGGCCAGGTTGAACTCGGCGAGTTTCGTGGTGGCAGCGCCACCGCCTGCCGGCTTCGTGCCGGAGTACAGGGCGAGCTTGCCACCAGAGGCGGCGACGTTCACGACCGACATGCGGTCGTTGCGAACTGTGGTGTTGTAGTTAGGCATTCGGTACTCCTAAAGGTGCGCCCTGCTGGGGCATGGGTTGTTGAGGCTGGGGTAGGTTTGCGCTGCCAGGTGGCAGACCGGTTTGCATCGGTGGCTGAATGACGGGTGCGACGCCGACGACCTTGTTCGTGACCGGATCGCGCACGACGCGCTTCGGCGCGGTTGCTGTCTGCACGAGTTGATCGATCTTGGCCGAGAGGTCTTGCACGACCTGGCCGCTGGCGGCCATGAGGCCACCGTCGACGATGGCGTTGACCGGAACAGGCAGAGGCTGGTTGAGCATGGCCATTTTCTCGATGGCGTCGGCGATGTCCTTGACGGCACCGGCGCGACGCTCCATCGCGCCAGCCTTCTTCTCTTCGATCTCGACGTCCTGCATCGGGTTCGGTTGCGGCGGCTGTTGCGACTTCTTCTCCATGGCCGTGATGGCCTGGTCGAGAATGCCCTCGACGCTCTTCGATGCGCGGAAGGCACCCATGCCCCACTGGATCATGCGCAGCAGGAACGGCGCAGCACCGGGCTCGGCTTGTGCGAGCGGCATTGATGCGTTGATGAATGCGCCGAGACCGTTCAAGAAGTTCATGCGCATCTCGCGCTCTTCTGCCCAGTCCAGCGCCGCCATTGAGTCGGCCTCGACAACGATGCGGTAGCGGTTGATCTCGGTGTTCTTGAGTAGTTCGGCCGCCGGCTGTGCCTTGTCCTTGTCCGGGGTCATCATGACGTTGGAGCGCATGATGATGGTCTCGGGCTGGAAGTGCTTCATGATGATCTCGGCCTTGATCCGAAGACCGGCCTGGATCCACTGCGCGACGTAGAACTGCTTCAATTGCAGTCGGGTCGAGCCAAACTGCGCCTTGATCTGCTGTGCGGCCGCGGTCTCGCTGGCCTTTGTCGATCCGCGCATGATGTCGGAGATGCCGAGCACCTCGTAGATCTGCTGGATCTTGTCCTGGCGGTAGACGCGCAGCTTGTCGATGGCGTTCACCACCTGATCGATCGGCACCCAGTCGATCTGACCCTTGATGCCGCCGGCTTCGGCGAACATCGCCCAGTTATCCACCGGAATCAGTTGATTCTCGACGGCCTGCTGAAGGATGCGACCGACGCTGTCGCCGGCGCTCTTGTTGTAGGCACCGACGACCTTCGCGGCCTTCGTCAGCCACTTGATACGGGTGTTGATCTCGTCGAGCTCCTCGAATTGATCCTGCGCCATGACGTAGTCGGCGCGGGGCATGAGGTTGCTCGTGGTGAGGTTGGCCATGATGGCCGGCGGGCACGGGAAGAAATCGGTCAGGCCGAGCGGGTCTTCGCGCTCGTCGAGCAGTTCGTCCATGCCCTTGGCGAGCCAGTAGACGGTCTTCTTCGTCTTGCACCAGATCTCGTAAACCTCGGCCTTCTGCCAGGGTTCGTTTTGTGTGGCGATCGCGGTCGTCGCGAGTTTCTTCGGCTTGCTGGTTTGCAGCGGAACCTTCTTGCCCTTCTCTTCGCCGAAACGGGCGACGAGTTGGTCGCGGGTCATGTAGACGCGGCGGCCTACCCAGCGCACCTCGTCCCAGATGCGGGCGGGTGACCAGAAAAAATCCTTGTAGGAGACCCACTCGGTGATGGCGTCTTCCGACACCAGGCGCTCGTACTGTTGCTCGGCGACGAGCTCGGCACCGGTGATCGGATCGATCTCTGCCGGGATGATCTCGGGCTCGGTGCGTGCCTCGTAGCGGTTCCACATCTGGCCCATGCCGACGATGAGCCAGTCCTCGATGCCGTGCCGTGCGCTCGAGTCGAAGCTGGATCCATCCATCTCGATCTCGTTGTTGAGCAGGCGCTCAAGCATCTCGCCCGCCACGCGGGGCACATCGTCGTCAAAGTCTTTGTAGAGTCGGTGGACGTCTGCCTTTGGTGGACGGGCGTAAATGCTCGATTTGACGACGTCGATGGTCGACCAGAAAATGTTGACACGACTCTCAGCCTCTTGATAGGCGTCTCGCTTGTCGAGGTAGCGACGCACGATCCGGTCGGCGTCCTTCTCGAACTTTTCCTTTTCCTTCTGCGAGGCCTCGATCTCGGTAAGCCAGAGCTTCTGCTTCCCCTGGGGGCCGTCGCCGAACTGGCTCGCCTTCTCAATCTTGCTGCTGTAGTCGTCTGCCATGCTTATCCGATCCTGTTGCTGACCCGTGGGCCGCAATCCCAAATATCGTCCAACGAGAAGGCGTAACTCGCCCCTTGTGCTTCTCGCGGTTTTACATCACTAGTAGGGGTCTTATCAATGCGTGGGAAAATCCTCTGCGTTGACGACAAGGCTAAATATCGGAAGGCATCGGCCGCGTGCGAGTGTTGGTCGTGCTTCGGACGGCTGCGGAAGGTCTGGCTTCTTTCGTCCCATTCGCGGCAGTAACCGACCAGGTGGTCGATGCCGTCGCGGGTCTTCTCTTCGTTAAACCAGGTATAGGCCAGCGTCTGTCGGGCGGCTTCGATGCCGTCGAGCAGACTGAGCTCGGGCACCAGGCGGGGCGTGATACCGGCGGCGATGAACTGCTCGACCATTGACTTGCCGGTTTGCAGCGACTTTGCGCGGGCGTCGTGCGGTAGCCAGACCTGGCCGAGCTTGCCGGGCAGCCCCTTGATCCACTCGATGTAGTGCGAGATCGGCTGGCCATCGGCCTCGTAGAAGTCGATCACACGGTTGCCCTCCGGCCCTTCCTGCCAAACCCACCAGGAGCAGGAGTCGGTGAAGCCAAGGTCGCCAACAACGTGAAATTCGAGCTCGGGGTCGCGCTGGAAGTTGGAGATCCGACCCTGCTCGCGGGCGTGGCCAACTTCGCGGGCGAAGAATGCGCCGGGGATCGAGGCCTCGAATGAGCACATGTACTCGATTTCGTAGGCCGCCTCGGTCATCTGGATCTGCGCGTCCCGTAATTCTTCCGGGTGCAGCACGTTCGTCTTCGTCACCGGGAGCTCGAGCAGCATGTGCGTGCCCGGGTTCAGCCTGGCTTCCTCTTTGAGGTTCCAGAACAGGTTTTTGCCCTTCGGCGTGCCGGCGAAGATGCACCAGCCGCGTCGATCTGACAGCGCCGGACGGATGACGCTGTACCAGAGAGAGGGCCGGCAGTCGCCGACTTCATCGATCACGGCCGCGTCGGCGTACAAACCCCGGGCGCTATCGGGATTGTCGCCGCCCATCACGAAAATCGTGGATTCGTCGCCGCGGGCGTTGTGGATCGTGATCTTGAGCTCGGATTCGTTCGGTTTGCGGGTCTGAATGTCCTTCGTGAGCTCCTTGAGGTACTGCCATGCGATGCGCTTGGCCTGCTCGCGGTACGGGGCGAAGTAGAAAACCTGCGGCCGCGGGTGCGGGCACTCGAGCGCAGCCAGCACCAATTCGACGCACATGGCCACGGTCTTGCCGGCTCGGCGGTGGGCGACCACCACGGCCCAGCGCTTGTCCCGCTCGTGCAGCGGAATAAAGTAGTCGCGGGGTTGGTATTCGTCGAGCTTCATTTCCACAGCCTCCGGGTTCGGCCGCCGCATGATTCCGGCACCGGGCAGGAGACGCAGTCGGGCATGCTGCCGGAGCCTTCGTGGTACGGCTGGGGCAGCTTGTCGGCGAGGTAGGTTTTGACGTCCTCGTCCGACCAGTCCCACAGAGGCATGGTGTAAATCACGCCATCGATGACGTCGCCTGGGTAGACGCCATGAAAATGAGGGTCGCAGCGCTTTGTGCCGCGGAAGATCTGCCGGTAGCCCATGTCACGGATGTGCTGCGCCATCGGCTCCCAGATGTTGCTCGAGCAGCACTGAATCCAGTTCTGGCTGGTTGGCTGGCCCATCGTGGCGCGGTAGGTCTTCGGGAAGGTGTTGATCACCTCGAAGCGCGGTGCGATTTTCCGAACGATCTGGGCGTTGTCATAAGCGGCCTGGGTGAGATCGCCGGTGTCCAGCATCACGACGTCGACCATTGGGAGGAGAGCCTCAAGATGGTAGACCAGCGCTAGGCTGTCCTTGCCGCCGGAAAATTGGAGGGCGGTTTTCATTTCAGTCCCCTAATTGCTGCGGCGCATTGGTCTGACACAAATTGTTGTGGGTCACAGCGGTCTTTGAAGAACCGAAGCGAAATCTTGTCGCACACCTTCGCACAGGCTTCTCGCTCGGCTAATACTGCGGCTTCAACGGATTGCGGGGCGGTGTAGAGCGGTACAATTTTCACATCGCCTAAATGCCTGCGTTGCATCTCCTCGGCTTCTTCCAAGGTTTTACGCACACCATATCCGCTGTTAATCTCAAGCCCGTTTTTGTGCATCAAACCCCAGCCCACCGGCTCACCTTGCGGCTGCGTCAATGATTCCCGCAGGGCGGCGATTGCTTCCACTGGCAGTTGTTGACGATTGACGCTATAAAACCCTTGCTCATTACATCTACGCTGATAAAACTCCAAAGCGTCTAACGCCATCTGCATGGCTGCTCGTTGTTGGTCGTTCATTCCATACTCCTTATGGCTTCAACTACGTCTAACCTACCGGTTGCCACGCCTTGTAACGCTGCAATTGCCTTCTCTTTCGTTGCCTCTATTGCGGCTTGAATATGCGCCTCTACTTCCGCTTCTGTATATTTAAATTGCTGTTCAAATTCCTTAATTCCTTGTTCATAAGCATTACGCATTTCTGGTGTCCATGTTATACCTGCGTTTGCAATAGCAAACCCTAATTTGTCTAGTGCGTTCATTTCACGCTCCTAACTTGCGGTGTGGTGTATAGCGGCAATAAATCATCCCAACATTTCGTGTCGTAATAAACACACATCGAAACTCCGTGAACTAATTCACGCCTTACCCACGCCACCGGCTCACCTTGCTGCACAACTGGCGGGGTGTTCTTCTCTTTGAGTTTTGCTGCAACTGCTATGGCAACACTTTCAACAGTAGCTCCATTGATTGGAGCGCACTCAAGAATTTCCTCGTCCGTCAAATCAACCCATTGGCGTTCTACTGGTGCAACAAGCGGGTCGCCCATACCAGCTGCGTAAGCGTCCCGTGCCAGTTGTTTATCGCCGCCACAAGCCTTTGGATGTGTTTGATACCACCCCTCAAACGAAGAATCACCGACATGTAGATACGGCGTTGAGTCAACGTAAGGCACCGGCCCCTGATTCACAGGCTTGGCTAATGCCCCGTCAAACGCCTTGCCGCACCCGTAGCACAGCTTCGCCCGTGCACAGACCTCACCACAAACATCGGGTGTAGTGATCTCAGGTTCGGCTAATGCCTCACGGATAGCGGCTAGGGCTTCATCAGGATGCACAGCATAATCCCCGGACAATGCTTTTGCTGCCAGCTTCAGTGCTTCGGTTGTTTTGTTCATTTCAGTTTCTCCATAGCATCATCTAGCTGTAATGCGATGTAGTGGTAATAGTTATGATGCGGTTTACTTAATTCATGCGCTGCCATCAGAACTTTCTTAACCTTTTCTCTCTCGTCTGCTCGGACAAGGGCGGCAAAGCGTTCAAGTTCTTGTATGCCTTGTAATCCAATATCTCCATTCGTACCAATAGAAACCAAAGATGGTCTACCCATCCAGTCTGTTGTTATAGAAAAGCCAGCCTCTTTCGCCAGTTCGTTGATGTTCATGGTTTTCTCCCTTTACTGTGATTATTCACAGTAGCAAGTATCACAGAAGGTTGAGAAAAGCGCAACACTATGCCTTTGCCTCGTCGTAGTTCGGTGGAAGGATCGCCGAGGCGTCGATGCCTCTGGCCAGCAGCTTGGCGTGCAGCTTCTTGAGGGCGTCGCGCTCGATCTGCCGGGCTCGCTCCGGCGTGATGCCGAGCTCCTGGCTGACTTCGTGCAGGGTCATGGCTCGGCCGTTGTGTAGTTGTCGCTGGACGGTTTTCATTTTCGTTTGTCGTTGTTGTCGATAAGCCAGAAGAGGGAGAGGACGCATGTCAGGAACATGCCGAGGCTCCAGAGAGCGATTACGTCGGAGGTGGTCATGGTCGCTTTCCCTCAGAAAAAATAATTTCTGGCTGTTGCGGTGCAGAAAAAGTTTGGGGGTGGATTGGTGGGGGTGGGGAAGGGATCCCGGTGCCAGCCTGGCCTCCCCCCTGCCGATCGGACGGGGGTGGGGGTCGGTCGCCGCTCCTCGACGCGCTCAGGTCACACAGGAACAAGCTAAGTCCTTGATCTGTCACGCTTTGTCCTCCTTGTCCTGTGCGTCTGCGGATATAACATCCGGTGCACCCCCGGCGTAAGGCATTGATTGCACTGTGTTATCTGCTGCCTGCCCCAGTTGCTGTGGCGTCTGTGTGACCGGGATGACATCGACGACATCGCCGTACCCGATTCGACGCTGGCTCATCCAGCCGAGATCGATCTTGATCGGGCCGCCGTCTGTGCCTGTCACCTCGATCGGCAGCGCCCGGCTGACCATGGCGCCGAAGATCTTGCGGTCTTCTATGCCGCCCTGCGCTCTGTCACGCAGCCAGCCAACTAGGCCTTCGGGATGGCATTCGCCTGGCTGTGTGGCTTGCAGGATGGCCTCGCGTATGGTCTTGGTCACGCGGTTCGGCGTTCCTTTCGGTCGTCCGTTACCGAGCGCCAGGTTCGCCATGCGCGTCGCGTGGAGGCGAGCCTCCCTTTCCTCGGGGCTTTCTGCCCTTCCTTCTTCAAATCGACCCCGTTTTTTATCGGAGCTTGACTCGATGCTGATGGCATTTTTTTGCTCTAGTTTCTGGTCGTCGCTCACGCTCTACCCCTTTCAGTTATTCCTAGTTATTCCAGTTATTCCGAGCCATTCCCGAAACCGGAACATCTGAACGAACAAACGGGCATATCAATGCCCTTGTTCTGTTCTTCCCGTTTTTTTCTTAGGGGAAGAACAGGTCGATGACCGCCCTGCTCTACCCCCAAAAACATCGTTTTCGCTCTCAAAACCATTTCAGTTATTCCCGCCGACCTGTTCCCACTTCGACTTAGGAAGGGACAGAAACTTAGCGTTTCGAGGGCCGACTTCCTGCACGATCAGACCCTCGACGACCATGGTGTCGATCTCGTTTCCTACCGTCTGAGACTTGCCACCGACCAGCTTCTTGAGCTCGTCCTTTTTAACCTTCGAGCCGGTCTTGCTGGCCGATAGCAGGATCGAATTGATCTTTCCGCGCATGGTCAGGCGTGACATGTTTTCTGCGTTCTCTTTGGCCTGGGCTTTGATCTGCTCACGCTCGTCAGCCTCGGCGATCAACGGCACGCCGTAGCGATACCAGACCTTCTGTGGCTGGCCCCAGGGCGCTATTACCTCCTCGAAGTGCGCATGGCTCTCGAACTTGAGCTCGGTGAAGTCGGCCTCGAAGCGGCGCTTGCCCAGCACCATGAAGCGGGTGTTCTCGACGTTGATGATGTAGGAGACGGCGTTGGCATCGCCCTCGAAGGCTCCAGCGCCACGGGCTGACATCTGTGCAATGTCGTCTCGGCTGGCCACCTTGGAGGTGTGCGCCACGACCCACAGGGCTGCATCGCCGAGCACCTCTTTAATGGCTGCGATGGCCTTGCCGGCCTCGGAGTTGTCGTTCTCGTTGTCCAGGTCGATCGTGGCGTTGCTCGTATCCAGAATGATCAGCGGCTCGACGCGGTAGTCATTCAGCGCCTTGCCGGCCGTGACCGTCTTCTCCTCGCGAATGTTCTCGACCATGTTCGCCACCATGTGCGCAGGTACGCGCCTGGCCGGGATGACGTCGAACCAGAACTTGAAATCGCTGGCGCTGGCATTGATTACGCCGTGCTTACGCATGCCGTACAGGATCCGCTCGACCTGGCCCGGGTCTTCCGTGATGTAGGCCACGCGCCTTCTGAGCACCGGGCGCAGATCGGACGTCGTCGGGCAGAGGTGTGCCGCATGCGCAGCCAATGGCACTAGCAGGCTCGTCTTACCGACGCCTGGAGGGCCAGCAATGACCGTGACCTTGTTGGCCAGGTAGCCATCAATGACGAACTCGACCGGGCGCAGGTGCTCGATGTCATAGTCGTATGAGCCCAGCAAACTGCCCACGGCCTCGAGCTCCTGCTCTTGCTGTTCGACCTTCTGCTGCTCGACCTTGGCCGTCAGGTTGCTAATGAGCTCGCTGTGATCAGCCGGCACCTTGGCCTGCTCCAGCCTGGTCTCTTTGTGCCCAAGGCCGAGCGCCTCCAGGAACTGGCTCTGCGGCCGGTGCTCGCAGTGGTTGTGCAGGCAGGTGAAGTTGCCAAAGTCGAAGCCGTTGAACTTCGGCAGTGTGTAGACGGTGGCGCTCTCGCTTTCGCTTGGGCCTGAGTGATCAGACTCGCACGGGCAAACGACGCCGAAGCGCCCGCCCCCGAGATCCCGCTTGATCATGCCGCGCTCTTTGAGCTTGGACAGCACCGGGTCTGTGCTCTCGATCTTGATCAGGTTCGCGCTGGTGCTGGTGGTCTCGGCCTTTACCTGGGGCGCGAAACGCAGCAAGGCGTCGACGTTGATAGGCTCGCCATGCCAGGTGAACTCTTGGCTCTCGAACACCGGCGTGAAGCACGGCTGCTCGGCCCGGTACACGCTCGAGTCGAACTTGATGCCGGGCACCTTCATGGCGATGCACTGCTCGAGGTAGGCGCTCAGTCTCATGCGCTCCTCACGGGTCATCTCGCGATCGGCCGCCAGGATTGCCCGGGCGCGTGGTGCCTCTGGTGTGTGCGATGCCGTGGTGTATCCGAAGCCGCGGTACCCGCTCAGGAACATGCAGAGCTCGGCGAATGCGTCCTGGCCTGGGATGCCGTCGAAGTCGAAACACAGGAAATGCGTCGGCAGTGCGTGCTCTCGGCCGCGATGCGGCTTGCCGGTGTGGTCTGAATCGAAAGCCGCGGCGACATAGAACAGGCCTTTGATGGCTGCCCGTGTACTCAACACGGTCTGTTCAAACTCGTCGAAGCTCTCAGCCTCCCGCTGTGCCGGGTGGGCGTCGAATCTGTTGCGTCCTATCGAGTAGCGAATCAATGTCGATGGCTCTTCTAGTGGTGCTGATGCGGGCATGTGCCTCCCTTGTTTTTATTCGTTGACACTCCCTTGTGAGGTGGCGGCCGGTAAGGCAAGGGAGGAACCGAGAACCTAGTCACCCGTCGGTGATAGGCACCGGCCGCCGTGGACGATTCTACACATTGTGGAGAATTTCACAACCCCGCAAGATCATTGACGGTCAGGGCAATGCGACGCTGCCTGGCCACGTTCAGAAGATCCTTCCAGTATTTGCGCGGCACATAGCCTCTCGTACCCTTCGGGTCAAGAGGATTTGCCCATCGTGACACTGTGCTTTTGTCAAGATCAAGCACGCGGGCAATCTCGGATGCTGTGCCGAACCGCGAGATAAGTAGTTGTGCTGGTAGTTGTTTCACTTATTGGAACTTTTCTGTATGCATTGGGGAATCGACACAGTAAGCCCTTGCGCGAAATACCTCAACGGTGGGAATATCTCAATCTCACACACAAACGCGCACACAAACATGAACATCGACAAGGGCTGGTTTCAAGAGAAGCTGGCCGCTCGCAAACTTTCTCAGCGCAAGCTGGCGAAGGTGCTCGAGATCGACCCGTCAAGCGTCACCGTCATGCTGCAAGGCCGGCGCAAGATGACCATGGGGGAGGCTCAGACGATCGCCGGGCAGCTTGCCCTGCCAGTCACCGAGGTGATGCGCCGGGCGGGGATCGATGTTCGGGACGACATCAAAAAGATCCCGGTCGGTGGATACATCGGCAAGGGATCCGTGGCCACCCTGCTCCCAAAGGGAACGCACGACATGATCGAAGCCCCGGCAGACGTACCTTCCAGCGGCTTTGCCCTCCAGGTGCGGATCTCAAGCAGCCCGCACGACGGCTGGATGACCTTCGTCGATGGCTCACAGCGTGAGCCCGGCGAGCTTTTGGACAAGGCCTCGATCGTCGCCCTGGCAGATGGCCGCCTTATTTGTGCCGTGCTACGCCGCGGCTACAAGGCCGGCACGCACAACCTGACGCTGATGCCTGATCCCGGTGTCATGGAAAACCAGCCCGTGGCCTGGGCAAGCCAGATCCTTTGGATTAGACCCCTATAGCCCCAGCCTATGGAAAACGGGTTTTACCTGACAAAAATATTTTTCACTCTGTTGGTATTTTCTCAATGTTTTGTGAGAATATACGTCTGTGGTTAGTGACCACTAACCTCTAACACGAACACGAACACAAAGGAGAAACATCATGGGAAACCGCGCAGTGATCACATTCAGCACCGCCCCGAACGCACCTTGCCTCTACCTTCACTGGAATGGTGGCCGTGCGTCCGTTGAGGGATTTCTTGCTGCCGCCAAAGATCTTGGTTACCACGACGCCGGCTCGCAGAAGCGTGACGTCGACCAACTGGAACAATTCATTCGCCCGTTCTTTGCCGAGCCAAATCGCCGCCTGTCGATCTACCGCGAGAAGATCGCTACTGCCGACTGCGACAACTGCGACAACGGCGTGTATGTCCTCGACCCGAAGACCCTGGCCATCGTTGCCCGCCGCTTCGTGCGTCATGGCGAAGAAGTCGATCAGGCCAAGACCGACGACATCCACAACTACCTGGTCAAGCTCAACACGAAGCCGGCCTGCCGCTACGAGTTTTTGAACGAGGTGGCAGCATGAACCCGATCGAATTTAACGCATACCTCGAGACCTTGAACATCATTCGGGCCAAGCAAGACCCGGACACCCGTTACAAGATCGCCGTAATTCGCGAGACCAGCCCGGTGCATAACAAGGTGTATCGCAACTGGCTCAACCGCGAGCTCGGCCTCGAGGATCTGTACCAGGATCTGCTGGCCCAGGAGTCGGCATCTCTCCAGATCGCCTACCCGAAGCCAGTGCCCGATCAACCTCTGAACCCTCCCGGCTGCTGATCATGGCCTACGAGGAAATTCTCTTTGTGCATGGATCGGCGGCAGAGCCCTTCCTGCACAAGGCCGACGAAGAAGGACGCAGCGCCCTCCTCCAGGATCTGCACTGCTACTACTGCGCCGGCCAGCACCCGATCGTCAACGACCGCGAGCTCCGGCTCTACGCCGACGACGAAGTCATCAAGGACGGCCCGTTCATCGCCTGGTTCAACCAGGAAGACGGCTACGTCGGATTCGCAAAGAAGTTACTTCACTAATCAGGAGAACACGAACATGAAAAACACCATCATTGCAATCATCGCCGCGGGCTTTGCCCTGTCTGCTCACGCACAGATCTACATCCAGGACATCGGCCCGAATCTGCGCACATACAGCGGCACCAACGGCCAAACCATTACTTGCATGAGAGTCGGGCCGAACCTGACCACTTGCAACTAACCACCACCACCTTGGAGAACTAGAACATGAACACGAAACCAATCATCGGCCGCTTCAGCAACGAGCAGATCAACTTCGCTCGCACCCTGCCTGACTACGCGAAGAAGGTGCCCTGGGCGCACGACATCAAAGCAGCACGCAATGCACGGGAAGAAGCAAAGCACTGGCTTGTGATCCTTGGCCTGGTGGCCGCGGTCGCAGTCGTTTGGTTTGTTTTGCCGTGGGGCGGCCGTTGATAATTTACTAACACAAAGGGAAACAATCATGACTGAACAACAAAAACTCGCAGCCCTCTCGAAGCTGTGGCTCCAGGCCAAGGCCGAAGAGAAGGAAGCCAACCTCAAGCGCGTGGCAATCGAAGAGGAAATCGTCGAGCTCGTCGGTGCAAAAGAAGAAGGCTCTATCTCGACCGAATGCGCCGGCATGAAGATCACCTGCACCGGGAAGCTCACCTACAAGGCCGACGTTCTAGCGCTACAGGCGCTGACCGCTGGCTGGCCGGAGGACATCCAGCCCGTGCAAGTGAAGTACGTCGCGGACGACACCCGCCTAAAAAAGCTCCGTCTCTATCGCCAGGATCTGTGGAAGTCGATCGCCCCGGCGGTTGAAGTCAAGCCAGCGAAGACGGGCGTCACCATCGTCACCACCCAGGAGTAACCCATGGCATTTGACTTATCAGCAATCAGCAAGACTCGTCGCCTTGAAGCGCCGAAGATCCTGCTCTCCGGCGAGCCGAAGATCGGCAAGTCGACCTTCGCCGCCTACGCACCGAACGCAGTCGGCATCATCACCGAGGACGGGCTGGCCGGCGTTGACGCCCAGGCCTTCCCGCTCTGCTCGAGCCTGGACGACGTTTACGCCGCCATCCAGACGCTGCTCACCGAGCCGCACGACTTCAACACCGTCTTCCTCGACTCGCTCGACTGGACGGAACCGCTCGTGCATCAGTACGTCTGCAAGGCGAACAAGTGGGAGAACATCGAGCAGCCAGGCTACGGCAAAGGCTACGTCG